CACACTCCTCAATGACATCATCAGCCCATCGAGTTTCCGGCGCCCAGACTATACCAGACGCAAACATATCGCTAATACTATTTGCGCGCATAATCTTGTCCCCGGACGCCCGGGTCGGGGTGAACTCGGATACAGGAATGCCCAACTGCCGAAGCTCATGAATCAAAGGCAGACCAGACGCCTTGCCTTCAATCATTAGGGTATCAGGCTCCCACTCCCGATAAACCTCCATGGCCCGAGCCTTCAACTCTGGGAACTCTAACCTATCTTTGAACGCATCTAACAATATAAGATTAGGAACACCATCGCCTGTATCTTTATCATTACTAAAGACACCCCAGACGGTGAAGGCGGTATAGTCAGATCGGTTGTTCTTGGTGAACGCGGTATCCGCCGAGACGATAATATATTCACATTGTGGGGGCTTATTGGACTCCCAACGTCTCCACCACTCCCTCTTGAGAATGGCGCCCTCGGCATTAGTCGGCTGCTGTTGATACTGAGCATTCCACTTGTGGGCAGGCAATTCTGCCCTCAAAGCCTCTAAGGCTTCCCGCTTCCAATACTGCGGCCAAATCGGATTCCCCGAAGGCAATAAGGCAGGAAGCTCAATCACCTCCCACTCCGACACACCCTCACGATCCAAAGAGGATTGCACCAACCGGCCCGTCAAATCCCGCTTACCCCAGCGGGTCATCACTATGACAATACGAGCATCCGGCTGCAAACGCTGACGAGGACCAGAGGTGTACCAATCAAACGCCTTGTCATAAATAGAAGGATCATGCGCGGCTAAAATAGCCTCCTGCTCAGTGTGAGGGTCGTCAATGATAAATAAATCTGCCCCCTTACCGGCAATAGCGCCACCAATACCAACGGCGAAATAGGCACCGCCATCCGAGGTATTCCAACGCCCCGCAGCCTTACTGTCCGACTGCAACTTCACATCCCCAAAAACCTTCCGATAGTCTTCCCCATCAATAAGGTTTCTAGTCTTTCTGCCAAAATCCAAGGCCAATTCTAATGTATGGGTAGCCTGAATGATCTTCTTATCGGGGAAATTACCCATGAACCAAGCGGGCAATAAATAGGAAGCAAACTCAGACTTGGTATGCCGGGGCGGCATATTGATAATCAACCGCTTGCAATCCCCAAACAGCACCCTCTGGAATGCTTCCCCAATAATCTCATGATGATGCCCCTGAATAAACCCAGGCCACATCTCCTTCACAAATGGGATAAACTTGGTCTTGGCAGTCTCAAGCCTACGAGCCTCCTCCAACTGCTCAACCAAACGCAATAAATCACGCTGCTCATCAAGAGATAAATCCTTAATCTTGGGCAGTATCTCTTCTAAATTCATACACACTCTCTAAAAAAAGACCCCCGTTACCGAGGGCCAAGTTATCCTTCAGGGAGAACAAGCACCGGATAGAAGAAACCAATGCAGAACAACCCTAGACACCCTCAACCCCGAGCGTCAACAAATTTCTCAACAACCCGCACAGACCGAGCCTTATGAGGCTCCATCACAACCCAACCCCTCTCCACTAAACAACGCACCACCCGATGCACCCCAGACTTTGACTTCAACTCTAAAGCAGACCCAATCTCATCATAAGATGGGGCAAACCCATACATCTGCCAAAAACCCTTAATGAAGTCCAAAGCCTCTTTCTGCCGGAATGTCATTTTGAAATCTCCATAGGCACGGGACGATCATCCTTCTTCGCACGCTCCCGAATCCTCTTAATCCGATGATGAGACCAACCCATCATGCGACCAATCTCAACCTCAGTCTTCCCCATCAAAATCAACTTCCGCAACTTCTCAATATCATCCATCAGAACGCCTCCGAATCAACAAACCCATCTGATTCGGACCCAAACGCCTCTGCGCCATATAAAGCTCATCACGATCAAAAAACGCCCGAGCCTCCCCAACCGATAAAATAGCCCCAGGCACCGACTCCCACCCACCACGGAATGTGGAAACAGCAATCAACGTCCAAACATCAGGAATAACCATCCAACAAACCCCTCAACCGAGGAACAAACGATACTCAAAACACTAACACGAGACAAGATACTGCCCCAAAAAACCTTGTATTTTCATCCTACGGTTGAAGAACTTTTCGGTGAATGGCCAAAATGACCGGCAAAATACCAACCAACGGTAGAAAAATACCCCCGCCGGGCAGATGGTACCTAAAAAACAAAGGGGGGAGGGTCCAGAAATACCAAAACCAACGTAATTTCCAATAAAAACAAGGGGGTAGGGGGTGTAGTTAAGAGATTGGATGAGACAATACAGCACAATACTTTAAGATCAATGGGTTAGGATGGGAATGTTGTAGGATCAATGGGTTAGAAGGTGATGCTCAAGTGATGTGTGAAGAGTTGAGTGGAATAGTATGTATAGGCACACGCGCGCGACCCGGCCGATCGGGTGGCCCCCGCCCCGGTGGGGGCTGCGTCTGGCCGTTTCAGACGCGCCCGGCCATGCGAGACGCGCCCGAGCTATTCCAGACCTAGCCAGCCTTGGCCAGCAAAGCCTTCAACCTAGCCTCTAGTGTGGCTGCGATATCATCCGGCGCGGCCTGCTTGGTCTCGGTCTCCACACGCTCACGGAACGCGCCGACAACATCAAGCTTGCCGAGTAGTTCCAAGGCACGAACGCGCGCAGCTGGCGGATTGTCTGGGTTTACGCTCTCAGAATGGAGCCTTTCGATGACGTGGGAACGGATACGAGCGGCGTCATGCGATGCATTCGCCTGTTTCTCCCGCACCAGGGTGTTTACTCTCGCGGCGATCTCTTGGCGTGTCATCAGCTTGAACGCCTCATTATGGACCGTTGCCGGAGCCATGCCGGAGGTATCGTAAGCCGCCCGGTAAGCCGCTGCCAGCGTCTCGCCCCTTGCCCCGACACCCTGGCAGAATGCTTCCTGTTTGGCAGTAAGCCCGTTTGCATCCTTACCGCTTCCCTTGGCCAGCGGAACGACAACCGACCCAGGCACAACAGACAGAGCGGGCTTTACCTTCCCCCTTCCCTTTGGCTTTGCCTTATCGTTCCCTGTATCACTCACCGCATCAAGCCGCCTTTCGGCGGTTCCCTGCCCCAAAAGAACAGCCCGCGAACCCGACCCCATGCCGACCCGCCGCCGCCTTTACCGGGCGCCTGGTTTCCCAGGTTAATCATTGCAAACCCGCAACGACAGCCTAGCCAAGCCACCCAGGGAAACAATACAGAACACGCAATAGACACGCAAGGTAAACATTTAACCGCACCGATACAGACACCATGAATAACAGGATGTAATCATTTACAAACACCTTAGCTTGCATTTGTTGTAGATATATACAGCAACAAAAAAGGCACTTGACAGCGCATCTATAGATAGGGCGTGATGAAAAGAAAAAACTATAGACTACCAAACCAGGGGCAATCCCGCCCCGCAGACCGAAGGAGTTTAGAGCATGGAACAGAACGCAGAAACGGCCAGCCGCTTCTATGTCGTGACGTTTCACGACCCCGCGACAGGCGACCCCGTTTATTCGATGGACGACAAGGGCGAGACGTTTCAGACCCTGGACGCAGCCCAACGCTTCGCCGCCTTTTTTGGCGGAGAGGGCGCACTTGTTACCTTATGGGAGGGCGAGCCGCACCAGATCACCGCCCGCCTAGAAATCACCGAACACGCATAAGGACCGCAGCCAATGGCACGCCGATCCAAGTTCACCACGCCCCACGACGCCGCCACTTGGGCCATATCCAAGGGGGCGCCAGCGCGCGGCAATAAATGGCCCATCACAAGCGCCACGCGCGGCCTTGTGAAATTCTGGCTTACCGCATCCGGCATATCATCAGAACGCGCCGGAACCCTCACCCTCGCCGAGATGACCGAAGCTTGGCACGACCTGACCGGAGCCACCCTTCTGCGCCTTGCGGCGGATCCTGCCCCCGTAACCCCCGCGAACCCCTCTCCCATCATCACCGAACAGAAAGACAATCCAATGCCCATGCAAGAACCCATCATTTTTGACCGCCCCACGCCGCGCCCAGCGCAGCCCCTGGACCAAGACGCGCGCATGAAGGCGCTTTTGGAAATCCTGAACCCCCAGGCACCCGCCCTGGATGAAAACGCCGTTTTGGAAATTGTCGCGCGCAACATGGGGCAGACCATCAGCACCGCGACAAGCGGAGCCGTTGAAATGGCGCGCCTTGAACTGGCGGACCTTCTAACCGAGGCCCGCGCAATCGTTAACGGCGCACCGCGCATCCTGAAGATCGACATTGCCGGGCGCATTAAAGAGATGCCCGCCGCCGTCCGCCATCCAATGTTCGATGTTCTTCTAACTCTGGCGGTATGTTCCAAGCAGCCCCGCGCGAAGCACCCGCTTATGGTAGGACCAGCCGGGGGCGGTAAAACCACCGCAGCCGAACAGGTAGCGGAGGCAATGGGCCTTCCCTTCTACACCAACGGTTCTTTGACGGGCGCGCATGAGGTAACGGGATACGAAAACGCTAACAGGTATGTAACAACCCCATTCCGCCAAGCCTTCGAACATGGCGGGCTATATCTGGCGGACGAGATCGACGGATCAGACCCCGCCGCCACCCTGGCCCTCAATTCCGCCTTGGCTAACGGTTTCATGAATTTCCCCGACCAGCCCGCCCCAATCCGCGCGCATCCTCAATTCCATTTTATAGCCGCCGCCAACACGTACGGCAGGGGCGCAGACCGCCTTTATATCGGGCGCAATCAATTGGACGCTTCAACCCTGGACCGCTTTTGCACCCTCACATGGGACTATGACGAGACCCTAGAACGCTCCCTGGCGGGCGACGATGCTTGGTGCGCCTATGTCCAAGCCGCCCGCGCCGCCGCCTCAGATTTAAAAATCCGCCACGTTATCAGCCCGCGCGCGACATATTCCGGCGCCATTCACCGCGCCGCAGGCATGGCTTTCGACTTGGTGGCAGACCTGGACTTGTGGAACGGGCTTGACCGCGAGCAGCGCGAACGCATCACCGCCCGCATCTCGGACCGTATCGCAACCAGGGCGCAAGCCCCGATCATTCGCGCAATCGCGGCGGAGTAAGGCACATGAGCATTGCAACCCTCCCCGCCGATGGCACCCGCGCCGCTTTCGCCGATATCCTGCCCCCGATCCCGGATAATGGCACCCCCACCGCGCGCCTTCATTTTGACAGCCTGGGAGAACTAGCCGCCGCGATACCAGACAGCCCCCGCAAGGGGCGCCCCGGCAGCGCATGGATAGACGACA